CATTCGCAGCAACGTCAGCAGCAGTTAGATTTAGTCCAAATTGTTCATTTACTAATTGTAATGCCCACTCTAATCTACCTTGAGCTTCTGCTGTTAGGTCTGTTTCGCCAGCATATTGACTAATAACGCTTTGAGCTGTATTCAATTCTCCTATTTGAGATTTAGCATTATTTGATATTTCCCCTATTGCATCTGCGCTATTTGCCATTGACTCATGAAGTTCGTCAATATCCATTGCTGTATTACTTGACGTGTTTCCGATGCTAGAAATAATCCCCTGATATGATCCAAGATTATTTACATCAGAAACAGCATCGCTTAATCCAGTAGTTGCTTTTTTAAAGTTTTCTTGCTTTTCCGCTGCGTCCATGGCGGCAGTAGCTATCAATCCAATAGCTGTAGCCGCAACACCGAGAGCAATACCGACTGGATTTATTTTCAATCCAACCGCTGCAATAGATTCAGCGAATGTACCTGCTCCACCTTTAGCAAGCTTGAATGCTTCAAAAAGACTTTTAGCATTTCCCGCTAGTCCCATAACAACTGGAGCCGCTTTATTTAATCCGACAAAAGCAGTACCAACTGCAGCAATAGTAGGCACTAATGGCTTGGCAGTTTCGTAAATATCTTTAACTACTGGAACAGCTGCACCAACTCCGCTTTGGAGTAACCCAAAAACATCATTAATGCCGCCTTTTAGATCATTGAATACGCCCGAAATGTTATCGGAGCCTATTTCATCCATGATGCCTGTAATGCCCTTTGTAACAGCATTACCCATGTTGGCGATAGATGTATTTACGCCACCAGCAGCCGTTTCTGCCTGCTCTTGGAAACTTGCAAAGCTTTCTCCACCTTCAGTATCAAGGCGAATCATCTCGTCGAGCAATTCGTCCATTGAAATAGTGGCTTCATTATTTCCGCCACCTAAAGCAGCATATAAATCATTCGCGTTAGCGGTTGGCCCTAACATGGCCTTAGCGAGCTGATCCATCTGTCCAGGCATCGCAGTGGTAAGTGAGCGCCAATCCTCCATTTCGGGCTTACCCTTAGAAAGCATTTGGCGGAACTGCTCCATAGCGGATGTTACAAGCTGCTGATTTGAGCCTGAAGCAACTAGCATATCGTTCAATGCAAGACCAGCGTCAGTTGCTTTTTCTAAATCGCCCGTCATGGTTACTAGGCCTTGAGTGAGCGATACCATGGAATCAAGTGTTGTAGGTAAGTTCTGCAATCGGTCGCTCATCTTTGAAATTGAGCTTTCCGCATCTTCTGCGCTGTAACCAAGCGATTGCATGACTTTTGGATAATTGTTCAGCGTGTCAAAACGCGAAATAGCTGCTCCAAGATGATTGGAGATAGAACTCATGGCTTTATTTGTGATGGTCGCAAAAGCGCCAACAATTGCACCAGATTTGACTAAGCCACCAGAAGCGCCAGAGCCAAATTGATCACCGAATTTTTGACCCTGTTGTTTTGGATTGATTTTGCCTAATTCCGCTTCAACAGCAGCCTTAAAACCAGGGAATTTAGGTACGATATTTACATACCCTGTACCAAAATTAGCCATTTACACCTCCTCCCAATTCATTTCTTCAATTCGCTTGCGTGTCTCGGAAGATTTAAGGCGTGCGTGTGCGTTTGCGATTTGCTCGGCTGGTCGCATAACGTGTGGAGTTTTGCTGGCTGGAATACCGCGCAATGCATAAGAAATTGCGTATATTTGATCGCGCAAATCAGCCATTGAATGCTGTTCTTTTGTCCAAGATCGGGCAGGATATTTAGACGAAACATACAAAGAGCCGTCTGGAAGCGTATTTATAAGGTCTATAGCTTCCTCAACTGGAACTTCGTCATATGAACAGCCATATATTGCTCTAAAGTCATGACGCAACAGCGCAATACGCCCATCTTCAAGGCGCGCAAGCGTTAGAAGTTTTTTAGTTTTGGAGAGGTGATAATTTTGGTAAAGATGTAGGCAAGAGCGTTTACATCGTAAGTACCATCATCATCAGTACATGCCTTTTCAATCTGCGCCATTTGTTCATCACCAACAAGCAAAGACAAAGCCTTTTCGCAATCAGCATCAGTAGAATTAGGCTTTGAAAGAAGCTCGGTTACTTCCTTGCTGTGGAAAACCTTAATAGGAATCTCAAGCTCCATGCCTGCAACACGGATAACTGCTTTCTTTTCACGGCGCTTTTCAAGTGCTGCAATCTTATCTTCTGCGGTTTTGTATCCAAGTTTTGGAATACCGAGAGCCTTTGCATAATCATCAAGCTCTGATGCACTCATGCGTGCCATAAATTCTTTATTCATCTTTCTCCTAAAAAAAGAAAAGCCCCTGAATTAACAGGGGCTAGCGATTAAAAGTAATCTATGCTCCAAGTTATTCTTCTGGGTCGGCTGGCTTTGCACGATAAACCTCAAACGGCATACCATCACCTGGATCAATTGCGGTGCAAGTGCAACCATATACCATCAAGGAACCTTTCTGGTGTGCAACGTCATCAAAAGTATCGATGGTTGCTTTCTTAATGACCGTACGACGCAAGTATCCGTTAGATTCAAGTTCATCAATAACCATCTTTACCGTGATGTTCGTACCAATAATTGGCTTAATAGATGCAATAGAACCATCTGCACCAGCAGTTACGGCATTTTCGCCAAAACGCATTTTTGCAACAACAGGGCGTGCAACTTCAATAAATTCAAGCTTGAATGTGTGTTCCTCGTCTGATACTTCAGATAACACAACAGAGCCGTGCCAACCCTTGAACTTGTTTGCGGTAGTTGCTTTACCTTCAGTAAAGCCATTTTCGGAAAGCTCACCAACAGATTCAAAGTCAGCCAAAGTTGACATCTTGGTAGTAGCGTCAGTGGGCGTGGTTGCATCCATGTCAAAAGTTACGTAAACACAGCCGCCATCAGTCGGGCGACCAGTGGTTACAAGATTAGAATCAATATCGGCAAGAGTCATATTTCCTCCTTATTTAATTATTTGGTTTGTGAGTTGTGATTGTGTAGCTGAGATACCAGCGGGGTGTGCGTGTGTACGGGTCTGGATCGCTATACATGGTTTCCTGGACGATGAGTTCATAACCGTCTGCAAAATTAAGTGCTTGCATGAAGTCGGCTACTCTATCCGCGAGTTCCCATGCTTTTTGCTCCGTAGGCGCATAACAGTAAATTCCGATTCCAGGCGAATCTTGGAGAACATTTAGGCGTGCTCCACCCTCGCGCGTGACCGTGACAAGTGTTTCTGGCCTGTCTTCTGGAACATTCACACGCACTTCTATAGGCGCTAACGCATCAGCTAACCTTTTGCGCAAATCTCCTTGCACATTTAGTGCCATACGCTGGCACCTCCTATTTAGTTGTTTGATGATTAATGGATTTGTTTACTTAGACATTTATGCGCTGCTTGCATCCATCTACCAACTTCAGAATTTGGATATGCATAGCCAATAGCGGTGTTATTGAGTATTTTGGAACCTGCTGCAAATGGGGTTACTTTGAACCGTTTTTCATAAAGTTCATTTGAGTATTTTTGAGCGTCATAATTTGCTACTTTTGCAACTCTTTGAGCGCATTTTTCGAGTTCTGCTTGAACTTCTGCTGATTTAGCAATTTCAGCAAATGCGCTATCATTCCAGTCCATTTTTACATCAGCCATAAACAGCCTCCGCTCCAACGGTTCTGTTCCATGAGCCTGGAGTATTTTGTTCCATGTAGGGTTGTGGATCGCCTACTACCCTATATTCATGCTCTCCAACTTGTATACGACACCCCCGCAGAGATGCCGTATACGTTTTTGGAAAATGAAAAGTCACGTCAATTTGAACACCATCAGGACGTGATGCTTCCAGATCGTCTGTTGTGCTTGGATGCATAAGGACGTTATCAACAGTTTCAGGTTTCCATGTGATTGTAGGTTCGCCCATTTCATCTGGTTCGCCTTTTGCCTGTCGCAAGACTTTTACTTGCATTCCTTTAAATATCTGCATCGGTAGTCATCCTTACAGAAGCAATTATGGAACCGTCATTAAGTCCTAAAAGCTCCAATTCGCTTGGCAACGGGCGCATATATTGATCAAGCATAGAAACGCTCGCGCTATAGCTTCCCGCTGTCTGCTGGAACTGACTTACACCCTCCATACCGCCTGGAACACACATAACGCGATGCGCCATTGCACAAGTAACCGTTGATGCATTCAAATCGAACAGCGTATCTTCGCCTTTAACATATCCAGGTTTTTTAGAAAGCAGATACCCACTAGCACGCAATAATAAAGCCGTTACTCGGGATTTATCTCCTTCTGTAACGGCTCCATAAATAGATTCATAATCGCTTAGTGTTGCGAACGGTTCAATATCTGCCATAGGCTACTCCTTTAAGCCATTTGACCAGCTGCTTTGTTCTTAGAAATAAGATCGTTAAGCTGTGCCTTGAGTTCATTGCACAAGGTAACTACGGCATCAAATTCAGCCTTGGTAGGTGCTTCACCAGCCGCCGCAGTCGCATCAGCAGAAGAGACAGCGGTAACACCAGATGCCTTTTTAACGCCGCCCAACGCTGAAGTAGTAGCAGCAGGCAATACATAAGCAGAGCCACCGCTCTCAATGTCTGTAGGGTTGCCTTCATCATCCACAAACACGAGCTTTACAACAGCGTGACCTGCTGGTACGGCTTTAGCTTCTTCTGCTGAAATAATTTGAGCATACTTAAACATAAGCTACCTCCAATTAAGCAGTAGCAGGGGTGATGATGCCAGCAGGGAAACGCTTAGAAGCCTTAGAACCGAGACGGGTGATTGGATTAGCAATCTGGAAGCCCATACGGAAAGTAACGCGCAATGCTACGCAGTCCTGCTGTGCAAGGTTAAGAATGATTTTGCCGTCATCGTCAGAAATAACAGCCTGGTCAAGAAGCTTGTAAGAAATGTCCTGACGAATACCAACAAGGAAGTTAGACCAATCAGCCATGATCATAACCGCCTTGGATTCGTCCCAAGATCCGTTCTTTACTTCATTGAGTGGATAACCATACATGTTGCCAGCGCCTGGAGTCTGCATATCAGCGGTATAAACTGGACGACCTTCAGCATCGCGAAGCGCCATAAGCTGCCAATTCAAGCCAGGCTGTGCAGCAAAGCCATTTACATTAAAGCCCTGCTTTGCAATCTTTTCTGCGAGGTTTGCAACGTCTACGCCCAAGTCATCACCAGTACCCTGCTTTACGGTGTTGCCAGCAGTAGTAGCCTGGGTAACAATCGCATCAGGGAATGTAGCTGGTTTATCAACTCCGAAAATGCAAGCAGAATCAATCAAATAGTCGCGTGCCTCAACAAGACGAGGACGGATTTCGTCCCAAAGATTAATGTTGGAGTCAGCGATAATTGCTTCTGGAATTGGAACAATAGCCGCACATTCTTCGGCGGTAATAGTCAATCCCTTCCACTTCTGCTCGGTGGTCTGCTTCATGCCAGTATCACCATTTACCCAATACATCATTGGAAGCGCATCCAAAACAGGCTGCGTGCGAGTGCGAGTGCTCATAGTGATACGACGACCACGAGAAAGCATTACAGAGCCTTCAGTTGGTGCCTGAATAATTTCGTTTGCGTATTCTACTGGAAGAATACCGCCATTTCCTAAATCATCAGCAGTAATAACGTTATCATATTTTCCCATTTATCTTCCTTTCTATCGTTTATTAAAAAGTTCTCGAATAAAGTCACCGTGTACTTCATCATCAGGGTGTTTTGCGTGCTTGCCGTCACCAAGGACAACAGGAACAGGCTGTTTTTTAGCTGGTTCTTTTTCGCTGTATTTATCTGCAAGTTTTTCTGCAATCTCCGTTAGTTCTTCCTGCGTGTCTGTGGTGATATAAGCCAAGATGTCTTCTGGTACACCTGTTTGCTTGGAGGCTTCTTTTACCCACACTGCACGGTTTTTTTCTGCCTGAAGTGCCTCTGCTTTTGCAGTTGCTTCTTCAAGCTGTTTTTGCAGCTTTTCTTCTTTGGTCAGCTTTTCTGCCTTGATCTTTTCCAGTTCGTCGGCAGCAGCTTTGTTTGCTTTTGCTTGCTTTTCCCAAGTGCGTGAGTGCTTGATAGCTTCCCTATACTTGGATTCCCAGTCGGTAGGCTCGTTTTGTTCGTTTGTTTCGTCCTGTTCAACTGGTTCTTGATTGTTTTCTTCTGTAGGCATAAAGCCCCCTTCCTGCGCTATTCAGCACATCTTTTGAGCTATTCAGCTCGGTTTTTAGGCATGAAAAAAGCACCCTTTACGGGTGCCTGATTCCTAAGTGATATAAGGTTTTACCTAGCCAAAAAGTTCAGATTTTGGCATTCGGTTTATTTGAGCGATGATTTTATTTCGCAAAAACTTGTCATAGGCTCCACGACCTGGAGATTTATAAGCATCTTGTTCTTCTTTGCTCATATGCTTCCACTCTTCGCGCGCTTCATCCTCCACATAATCACGTGCCTTGTCATAAACCTCATAAAAATGATCAGGATTATATCCAGCAACAGTTGTTGTTACGTTCCCTGGAACAACGCGACAATCACAATGAGAATGGAATGTATTTATTGACGAACCATAAATACCGCCTGCACTTTCGCGTGTCTTATAAGCAAAACCACGTGATGCGAGCATTAAACAAAAGCCGCAAGTTTCACGACCTGTTGGAACACGCGCCCAACGCATACCAGCGCGGAAATCTTCATCACGATCAGCATTGCTAGATATTGTTTTATTTGCTGCGTGCAATGCATGATCGTAGGCGCGATAAGAAAGCTCATAAATAAAACGATCTGTATTAAAGTTTCCATTTGCTAACTGATTGGACACATAAGCAACATTAGAAACAAGATTCGCTTGTTCCCATGAATTATTGTTTTGCGCTGCGTTTAGGTTATAACCGAATTTGTTTACCGTTTCATCGTATTTAGCAGAAGCGGTAGATGCTGCCATATCTCCAAAAGCTCGAAATGCTTGCTCCATGATCTGGAGCGCGAAAGTATATAAATCATCTCTAGTCGCATTAGGATTCATCTGGAGAAACGCACGCAATGAAGCTTCAACATAAACTCTAGCCGATTCTTGAGACTTAGTTATTTCTCTTGTGTAGGCTTTTAACTCCGCTTCGCTAATCCTCATTATTCACCGCCTGCTTGTGGAATTGGTGTGGGCGTGCGTGCCGCCTGTTGCGCTGCCATTTGGGCGATAATGTTTGAAGTTTGCGCTTGTCTAACTTCGCGCATAATTCCATCAATATCTGCTTTTTCATATCCCAAATCCTCCCAGAAATAACGTGTTTGAGCGTATTCTGGAACCGCTGAAGCAACCTTTATTGCGTAGTCAGCACGAGCAGCCATAGACGGGCGTAACGGGTTCTCAAATCGCGGGATAATGGTTTTATCATCATCCGATAATTCTTCAATCCGTTGAGCATTTCGAATGCAAGCAAGGGCAATTAAGGCAACATTCTTCAATGCTGCTCCGTTGATTCTATTTACATGCTCTGCTTCGACAATCAAACGCTGTTGAGCTGCGTACATTGCGTCAGCACTTGATGGATTGTCAAATACAATTCCAACTTCATCTAATGGAACGCACGCTTCAGATGCAAATTGCTTTGCAAGCATTTCCAAATGGTCGATATGCGGTTGCATTGTCATTTGCGACAACTGACCATACTGTGGCGAATCTCCATTTTTATTAGTGGAGACCAATAACATGCGATCAACGTACATGCCCATTTTTGAACTTGCCATTTCTTGAACTGTCTTCTTGTCAACGTTGAGCAAATAACGCTGGGGCCAAGTGTAGAAAACCGCGCTTGTTTCTGTTCGTGCTCCAACAGCTAGAGCGCGATCAATGAGTGAACGCACCGTCCTGTTTATTCGACTTTTACCAAATGGACGAATAATTGAAGGGCGATAAACCAACGGCTCCATCAACGGGCGGTCTAATGGATTATCTGCTATTTCAGTAACCCAATGTTCAGAACCAACTATTCCAGCTTGCAATAAACGCATGGAATAAGTCTTTTCGTCTGTATACATGTTTACCCATGTCGGTTTGCGCTGTTTGTTTTCGTCTTCCTCAATATCTAGGACTACTAAACCAGCTTTGATTCGCTTTTTGCGGTAATCATAGATAGCAACAGCATCAAGCGCCGAATGAGCCGAAATAATTACGTCTGGCTCTCCTGGTGCGCCCTTTGATACTGTCATAAACGAACATGAATCGGTTAATTCACTGGTGACTGCCTGTTCGTATAAAGTAATTAGATCGTTATTACCAACAGCATTTAATAAATCGTTTGCGCCTGTTCCTTGGCTAGTAAATTCCTTTAATACCGAACGACCAGCCAATACGTCAACGCATTTGCCGCCCCAACCCATTACTACTTTTAGCTTTTGTAATTCTTCGGGCGAGTTCTGATCTTTTGAAACTACTCTTAATTTGCCTTTATAGTAGGCTTCATTTCTGATGTTTCCATCTAAGTATTGCTGCCAAATAGCTAATAATTCATTAAATAATTCGGTTTCCTTAGCTGACAAATCCATCTGTTCAGGTCGAACTTGATAAAGTGGTAAATCAATACTCACAGAATAATGCACCCCCCATCAGGGTCTCGTGTAGTTGTCTTACATGCCCAAAAAGCAAGAGCGGCAGCCTCAATAGCCGCCGCATTATCTCCGCCATATCCCCAACCGCCGTCACCGCCAATTGGTCTTTTAATTGATGATGTTGCCGAATCATCCAGCGCCTTTTGTTCTCCGTTTTGTGAATCCCAGTGAGTGAGTGTGCGCTCTCGAATTGCTTCTTGAAACATCGAAGCTGACGCTATAACACCTTTTGAACCTGGAACCATTAGGGCTTGACGTGGGTATATATCTCGTAATTTGTCTAAAAGCGCATCTGCGCCGTTTTTCCCATCAACCGCAATAGCAGCGGTTGTTTCTTCCATGTCTTCGTTACAAAGAAAATCAGATAGCCATGTAATGCCATCCGCGAGAGTTCCCATGCCGACAAGCTCCACATAAGCGGGCTTATCTTCTGGAATTCTGCACGCTGCGAGTGCAATTTGCGATCCGTCGATGCTGAATTTAACTCCAAAAGCCTTTTTGCCCTCTTTTGGAACTTCATCAAGTGGAACAGCGCATTCGTTCCAATCATGCTGGCTTATTGCTGATGCTGCTTTTTGGTCGCTCCACCAGCCTAAACGTTCGCGAGCAAAACCATCGAGCGACATGGTGTTAAATTCTTCACGTGTGAAATCTTCGTCTAAGCGAATTCCCATAGCGGGGTTTGTCGAATAAACAGCATTGATCAAATTATCGAATGTTGATCCAATTTTCGGGCAATCGTCAATGCTCCATTCATGCCAACACATCGTTTTACTTGGATTTGTTATTGCGCTTTTACGAATACGCTCAAATACGGTGCCAGGTGATGTAGGTCCAGGTGGTGTTCCCGTATAAACGATCTGTCTATACCCTGTTGGCGATGCTGCAAGTGTTGGCATTAGAGCTTCTGCTTGCTCGTCCGTGTATTCCTGCGCTTCGTCGATAATTACAACGCTGTACGTATTGCCACGTGAAGCTCCGCGAGAACGTGCGGAATACTCAATCAGACCGCCATTTTTTAAGTAAATAGCCTGTTCGCCGTTAGTGCGTCTAACATTCATTACCAGCTCATTTAATTCGGGATGTGCTGGATCGGTGAATATAGCTGCAAGGCGCTGAAACGCTTTGTTAGCTGTTTTTACTTGGTGCGCTGTATGTAAGACCTTTTCACCGCAAATCGCCATTTTATAAAGCTCAAACGCTTCAATACCGCCGTTTTTGCCGTTCTGACGTGGACAAGCAAGACCAAGTGTTAAATAAACGGGAGCATCGTTTTCATCACGTGCTAACCAGTCATTAAGTACAAGTGACTGCCACGGATCAAGCGTAAAACCATATTCGGCAACCAATTGAGCAGCATCTTCACCGTCGGTATAAAATGCTTCTGAGCGCCTAACCAATATTCTTGGCTCTTGCGCTCCTCTTCGTACGGTTTCCTGCAATTACACTCAACCTCGTTATATTGTTTTTCTTTTCTTGTGGTGCAACTTCGTCATTAATTCCAAGCTGTTTATTTAATGCGCGTATTTCTGCACTTGCTTGCTTCATGGAAGAAAGCTGCGGAAGCGATTTAATATCGCCCATCTTGTTTTCGTACACGACTTCGCCGAATGCATCTAAATCATCAATGCACTTTTGAACAACTGCGTGCCATTGGACAAGCAAAACTAATGTAGGGATGTCCGATTCATCGAACTTGCGACCTGTTGTTACTTCGTCCCATTTGGCGCTTTTGAACGGGTCGTTAGCAATTGAAGGTGGTTTTTCGAGCATGATTCACCTCCAAAAAAAATAATTAAAATTGTTCTTTACTTTTCCCTAATGGGGAAATATACTCATATCATCGACAGCGATAAGGGATCGCTGCAACTCTATTGAGAGGAATCATCATGAAAAATTTTGTTATTAAAAACGCATCTGATCTTCCAGTATTTGAATCAAAGCGCGGCAATCTTGTTCGTTATTCTGGTACTCCAGCGGAAATAGCTGCGCAAATTCCAGAAGAGAGTGTGCGTGAGTTCTTTAACATGCTTACTGAAGAAAATCTTTCGCAAATCAAAGAGAAAAATTCTCCATGTATGCTTTTTTCTTTGCAGAACAAAACATGGTCTTATCCTATTCGCTCATTAAAAGAAGAACTTGGCTTTTCGTGGCGTGTTTTCAATGCATACATCATTGCAGCTCGAAAGCTTATTTATCCTGATGTCAATTACGACAAACCAGCACCATTAAAGCTCTAGGAGGTATTTTGTCTAAAAAAGCATTCATGAAAGCCGTCCGTGAAATTTGCGGAATCTCTCAAAGCGATTTAGCAAATGAAGCGGACGTTTCTACGCGCACAATAAAGCTCTGGGAACAGCCTGATAAACCTGAACCACCAGAAGATGTGATTGAATGGCTCAAACAGGCTCTCATTGAGCACGACAACGCAGTAAACGAACTTGTTTCTAATGTTATTTCTAATACACCACCAAATGGAACCGTTGTTTTACGTTGGTATAAAGACCAAGCACAACGAGACTACGAAGGCGGTGCAGATGTACCGTATACATTTAGTAATGCGATAACCAGAAGTGCCGCTGAACAACTTGGACGGCTCGGTTATAAAGTTATGTTTGCTTTTCCAGATGAAGAATTACGCGCTAAAGAATTTTAGTTATTTGGCAATCAGTTTGTATAAGGCTGGTTGCCAAATTGTTCTTTATCCAAATAAGAAATTCCATTTTTATCTAACTTTGCTTTAATTTTGTCCCAGGACGACAAGTTGCCCACTTTTACGCCTGCTTGTTGTGCTGTTTGTTTGAGATAAGATGAATATCTCATATTTAATTCACGATTAACTTGCTTGTTCAGACGATCATTCGATTGTTGTCCATGCGTTTGCAATACTGACTTAGGAACCCACATTTCAATAGGTCTACCTGATATTGTATTGCCGCTAATTAAAACTGCTTTTTCAGTTTCACGGGCAATAGTACCCGTATATATCTGTTCTCCACCAACCCTATTTCTATCGGCAAACCAATCAGGGATTTTGTCGGCATCAGTGCCAGTACTATTTGCTTGAACACCAGCAGAGCCTTGCAATCTTTGCTCGATATGTTGACGTAAAGTCATAGGTTGACTAGCAACAGCGTTAAATGGCGATCCTTTACTCTTAACCATAATAATTACCTAACATTAAATAAAGCCATCTGCCCACGACCCATAGATGCAAGTTCTCGCTGCTTTTGATTACGCTTGCGAACTAATTCGCCATAATTAGAATTTCCAAGATTCATAGCTGTGTAATATTCTCTATCGTTCTGATAGCTACCAACAGAACCGCCTGTATAATCACCTCGTGCGTCTTGAACCGCTTTAGATTCAGCAGAATTTCTAACTGCTGCTATTTGGGCGTTTAAGTCTTGAATTTCGCGTGTTAGTGATTCGCGTCTTCGATACGTAGCAACGTATGACTTTGATTTGACCATGTCTATATCCTTTGACCTGTTCTCCAGTCATATCCGCGTTTTTTTAGCGATCTTCTCGCCGCTTGAACCGCTGGATTATCTTCTTGCCCGCGCGCTGTACTTAATAGATTTTCTATTTGCGATGGTTTGCGAATCTGACCAGAAGAAATTAACGAATTATATTCATTGATTGCAGCCCTACGCCTTTCGCTGTATTCGCGTGCGTTTTCTATCGTCTGTTTTGTTCGTCTATTTGTTTGCCGCTGCGTTTCGCCATGTGGCAAACGTGTAGTATCTAGCGTGAAATCGCTGATTGGAGACGAAAGACCACGTTGAGCAAGAAATTGATCTTGAGTAATTACGGGGATACCATTACCCCCACCCACGCTGTTAAGGCGTGAGGAGATGTCTTTACTTTTAACCATGATTTACTCCATAAAAAAAGCCGCCCCGAAGGACGGCTGAAACAGTTAAAACTTACTTTTATAGTTTTCCCTCTGCAATGTCTTCTCCAAGTGTGCCCATCATCATTGCTTGAGAGTAATCGAAATGAACTTTTCCATCTTTTTTGGTTACATAAAAAGGCATTAAAAACCCTCCGTACCCTTCATAGTCAGACACAGAAAAAATGAACGCCTTTTCCGTTTCAAACCAACTGTCATATTTTTCTCCAAATGATTCATGAGCATCTTCGGCGATCTTTTTTGCTTCATCAAGAGTAATCATTTATATCACCTTGGCCTTACGCTCTTTTTTGCACGATCAGAAATTCTTAGATTATCGGTTCTCAAGATAGAAACTGAACCTGATTTTGTACCATTCAGAATAGTTTTAGGATTGTATCTAACGCCAGTTTGCGCATCTATATAGTGAATTCTACCACCAACATTTTCGACATTAAATACATGACCGCCGCCAGATTTCCAATTAACACCAACAATCGCGCGAGAGCCTGGACCGTAACTTTGCATTTTGTTTCGCAAATTATCACGTGCTTTTGCTGTTGTAGACGCACCGATACTTTCTCTTCTAGCTCCCTGAAAAGCTCCTTGCCATCTTCCCATGGACGGTAAAACATCATTTTCGAAAGTTGGTTGTGCTATTACGTCATAACCTCTGCGTCTTAATTCGTACGCAACAACAGCTCGTTGACAATTTTCAGAATACTCTCGATAGTTTCCACTGTAATAAGGATTCGCTCCAGATAACGCTCTTTCCATTCCCATTGGACGGCCTTTTGTACCAAGTGCTTCTTTTAACGTAGATGGTGCTTGCTGTGCTGGATGCGATTTATCCCACGGAATTTTACTATTCCCACCGCCATCAGTCATATCGACCATTGTCGAAGAAATACTTTTAGATTTAGCCATATTATTCTCTATTTCTTAAATGCCATAGGTTTATATACTTTTACTTCCGTATTTCCAAAATCAAACTTAGGTTTTGTCCCTAATAACAAAATGCGTGATGGTTTTATTTCCTCCATCACGCGCTCTAAACCTTTAATTACTAGCTTGTTAGCTTCTTTGTCTCGTGTTACACCTACCGTGCTTATAAATATCGTTCCGCCTTTTGGAATATCCGCAAAACAATAGTCAAATGAACTTTCATCGCTCCATGTAACATTCGGAATAACGTTCAATCCTTCGCGCTGCCACCAATGACCGAGTGCGCGTGATTTGTATAGGTTCCACAACTTCATTGGAAGCGGCATATCAATGTAGATACTGAAGTCAGGACAAACCACACAATCAAACTTACGTAGTAAATCGATATATTTTTGCGGGTTTCTCCAAACGCGCTCGAATTGATAATCATCAATACAAAAATGCACGCCTGGACTAAAATCTGTTGCGCTTTTGCAAAAATTAAAACTGATCATATCGTCAGGACATGCATCAGCAGGTTCTAAAATTGGCATTTCCCATTTACCTATGCAGTCATAGCGATTGCATAGAAGCATGTTCCATTCTTTGTCAGATTTAAGTATTTCTGCACCGTATGGCAAATGTTTTGATTTGAAATCAAACTTGTATTTGCTCATATCAACGCCCATTTTTTGCAGGGATTTGATTTCAGCCTTTTCAAGTCCTTTGTTCCATTTACCAGTTTGACCAGTACGGTTATCTGCGAGCCTAAATGCTTTAACGTCTTGCTCGGTCATATCATCGCAAAACTGAATATGTTCATCTGGTAATTCTTCCCAACCGAGCAGTTTTAAGGCTTTTACACGGTGGTGTCCGCTAATAATTACGGGGTTATCACGTTTCCACAGCTTTATTTGCCCACGAAATCCAAAATCTTTAATAGATTGAGCAATAGCTGGCACGCCTTCTTCGTTGTTCCATGCGTTGCGCTCATACGGTATCATTTCGGAGATTTTCAACTGTAAAAACCTCCTATTCTGTTTTGCCGTTGTTGCCGTTGTTTTGGAAAAAATTTTACTCGGGGGTATTTTAGCCCTGGTGCAGTGGGATGGCTGGCGGGGTACCAGGGGGGCCACTCCCCACCCTATTAAATTTATGAGCCTATGACCTGCTATTATAGTTATTTGCTATGTATCATGCCCGCTATCTAGCCCAATTTTGACTATTAATCACCGCGCTAGTTCCATTTGTGTGTGTGCTTGGAGTTTCGCATGTGTAATGCAACTTGTTACCTTTGCGTTGATTGCATATGCGATGCACTGGCTGGCAGTTGTCTATGTCTAATGGATCGCCACCCAATGATACTGGGATAATCTCGTCCACCTCGAAGCTCATAGGATCACCAGCAGGCAAGCTATAGTCTATGGGTGCACCACATAACGCACATGGCAAGCCTTGGGCTTTTATGCGCGCTCGTATCTTATTGCGGCGCGTACTATTGGCGCGTCTTGGGTTTGGCTTGCTCATTATCTTCTTCTAGATCTATGAATAGATTGTCAGAATGTTTAGGGTGCTTATCTCCGTGGCCTTGCTTGCTTAGGCGCATATCTTCAGTGCATTGCGCACATATACCCCCTTGGGTATCTCTAAGCTTGCCACACGAGAAGCAATAGGTATAAGGCATATACAGGCCTCTTATTCGGTTGTATGGGGTGTATATATAAAGAAAGCCGCCCTAATAACTAGGACGGCCTATTTAGGTGTTTTAACCCAATAACATAATATCAGGAATAGAACTGAACTTTACTGAACTCTTTTCCTATATTGTACTGGTAAGTAAGCATGTAATGCACTTAGCGCCTGCAAATGGAGTTTGAATACATTGCGCTCTGTATAGTTCATTATGTTTGCTACTTGGCTAAAGCTAAGACCTTGAAAGTATCGAAGATATAAGATCATGTAATGATTAGGATTGCTTAGATGTTTCAGCACATTTAATGCTTCTTCTCGTTCTTCAACATAACCTATAAGGTCTGTGTCTAAGCTGTCGCATAATTCGTAAAGCTTTGTAAAGCCTTGTTCCATAGAATCGCCCTGCATGGTTGCTTTTACATTTTCTCCACCAGAAACACCGTTTAGAGTTAATCGTGATTGCTGTAGCTCTATCTCTGCTTCTAAGACCTGAATGCGGCGCTCTGCTAGTCGGACTGATCGCAAATAACGCTGTGAGCGTTTTTGAGCGGTGGTATATTTGGGCTTTGACATAATCCCCTCTTGATTAGTGGTTTTGTAAATTATACTGCCTTGTCCTATTCTTGGTACACCTTATTATTAAAATTACTCCAACTCTTTTTTGATCTTTGCTATAGCTTCGTTTACTTTTTTGGCGCAATCAGGGCAGTAATCTTCGGTATATCCTTCATACTCGTGTTCGCACCAGCTTTCACCGCGAAGCCATCCAGATTCGGCAGAAGCAGTCGTTTGAACACGTCCGCAAATATCACGTCGTTTTAAGTCCATTACTTAACTTCTTTCTGTTGATTCTTCTTTGATTCTTCATGCTCTAACCATTGCTTTACCCGAAAGACAGGAATAAGCATCGAACCGTTTGTATAGATTTCTTCTTTGTCCTTGAACCCATACATTTCAATAAATTCATCAAACGATTCAGGGAAATACATTGCATCTGCCATTACTTAATCCCCGTTGATCCAAACCCGTTATTTCCGCGCTCTGTTTCGCTTAGTTCATCAACCATTTCGGGAAATACTTTTGCATAAGGAGCCACCACTAATTGCGCGATCCTATCCCCTTTGCGAATTTCAAACGGTGCGAATCCTGCATTATGAATCGTTGCTTTGATTTCGCCACGGTATCCCTCGTCTACCACACCAGGAGAATTAAGCACTGTGATACCGTGTTTTGCGGCAAGTCCTGAACGGGGCATTACATAACCAACCGTTCCTTTTGGTAGCTCGATATGAATACCTGTTCCAATAGTCTCACGACCTCCAGGAAGAATAATTGCGTCTTCCGCTGATCGCAAATCCATACCAGCATCGCCTTCATGGGCGTATTCGAGTTTGAAACCATAGTCAGATGTATAGTTCATGTGTCCTCTATTCAGTTAAATATTTAATTCAAAGCGTGATTTTTTGCGGTTATCAGTTAAAAATGACCTGGAATTTAATTCAAAAAGCAAGGAGCGCCCCGCAAAAGACGCTCCCAGGTACTCCACCTACTCACGGTAGGCAAGCTATGTGCGTCCAGCAGTTTGCGGTACTGTTGGGCTTGCATGTTGTTTTCCTAGGAAAAGTCGCATGATACTGCCAGTTATTAACTCAACATGCCATTCAAACCCGAGTTTCGATTGTATTAGAAAAACGAGCCTGTATTTGCATTGTACTATATTTGGTACATGTTACTTAATCAGTGATCTAGCTAACAAACTAAATTCATCGTCAAGTCCTGGAATTTCTTCATCGTCGTTGTAAGAGCAAATACTAGCTACTTTTTCGAGATTAACTAGTACACAATCAACATGAACCCAGCTGCTTGATTGTAAAATCTTATCGTTAAAAGCCTTGATAGTTTCTTTTTTGTCGTGGTCTTTTATATCAAGAATGGTTGACAATCCATTATCGTATGTAATAACCACTTTAGCCATATGTTCTCCTTAGTTAGATAAATACGCTCCATGCCACTATGTTTGCAATATGAAAACCAAATCCAAAAAGAAAGCCACTAGCTACTAGACCAATGGCTGCGATGATTAAACAAACGATTGTGAATACAATGGAAAGTAATACCGACTTAACCATTTAACCCCCTAAGTATTCTTGTAAGTTCGCGATCTAAATACCTTGCTACTAGCTGATGACATTCGTAATCCATGTGAGTTTGGCAATAGGGAAAACATGGGCATATTTCCATACATTTATTGCTGTGCTTGAATCCTGAATTTGCTAATTCGTGCATTAAATTTCTAAGATTAACGAGATCATTCGCGGCAGTTTTATCATTATCAATCATGTGCCCCACATGCTTCTTTAATCTTTTCCGCCCAAGCTCCAACAATTCCACCGCTAACAACACCAACTTCTTCATATGAAGCTTCTGATGCCCACTCCATTTGTTCAGCTATACCAAGCAGCTCATCAATTTCAACTTCTGGCTCTTGTATATATCTCTTGCCGTCACAGACAATAATGTCAGGTACCCCATGATCTCCATATAGAGTTAGGACTGTTTCGCCACTATTATTCATGCATGAATCAGCTGCAATTTGTAGCGGCGGTTCATACTTTTTCATTCGTAAACCACCTTCGCTCCACAGTTCGGGCAGTAATTAGGTATGGAGATACTGTTGATTGTTACCTCGAACGGAAACGTATTCTTTATTTCGGTGCCAAATTCAAACCCGCACCCCGAACACGACTTTACTAACGCCGTTTGCGTTTGACTCAGCTCGTGCGATCTAAAAATAACGTTGCACGTCCGCTCTGGTTCAGGTTCGATTAGGTCAGCAATGCGTAGCACGCTCTCACTGCTATAAGCGTATCTCGATACGGCTTCCAGACATAATGCTTTAGCTAAGTCGTAGTCAGACACGGTTTCGCAACCGTCACACAAATCATGAAGTGCTTTTACGACCTCTTTACGTTCTTCATTCGTTGGCATCTTGCTCACCTGCTTCGGCTTCCTCTTGTTCTATATCTTCGATACGATTGGCAATAGATTCGCGAAGCTCTGATGCCGCGATACTTAATACTTGATCCAGATACCGTTTTTCTACCCAGTCACTCAAGCCTGGCGCAACGCTCAGATTAACCAGTTTAGGATTCTTGGTGTCGTCGAAGGCGTACTCATGCGTGCCGTCCATATCGCGTACAGAAATCGAATACCTATATCTCGCCTCTTCGACACTTAAAGCGTGTAAAGAATAATAGCTATTACCATCCTTTATTTCTTTGCATTTCTTAATAAAATCGTCCTTACCTAAGTTGATCAGCTCTCTTAGTTGCTCCTTACTCAATTCTGTATTCAGCCAAAAATACGCGCAGTCTTCGATATCAACATAGACAAGTTCTTTTGGTTGGTGTAGATCAAAAACGCCGAACTTTCCCCCGTCGCTTTCAAGATCGTTTAATTGCTTCTTTAGCTCGTTATTTTCAGCGACTACTCGCTCGTATTCTTTAATGAAAAAATCCTCAATTGTCGGCATCGGTGTTCACCCTTCCTTCTTCAAACCACTTGCGAGAAGACCGAGGTTTCTTAAACACAGGCTCTATAAGCTCGTAGAAGGCATCCGATAAGACGGATGCTGCGTATTCGTCTTGTACTTGTTCAGATATTTTTTCTTGCAGAATGTTGGAGATTTCTGGGCGCATCTTTTCTGCTTCTTCATTTATTACTTTCTGAACGTAAGTTGGCTCTTCCCTACCAGTAGAGTAGTTTGTTCTGGTGCCTAAAAGTTGATATGCTTTTATGTTTAGAATTTCTTTTCTAACTTGATTCCTAATAGCGCCCATCGTGTCTGTCCCGAGTTTTTCTAGAGCATTCCAGAAAGTATCTTCAGCAACTTTTACAACGAAATCTCGATATTTCCAGCGACCAAAATAGTCATTGACAATTTCTCTGACGTACTCTCTGATTTCATCCTCAACAAGTTCTTTTATATCGTCCTCTGTAAAATATTGTTCAATATCGATTTTCACTTCCATTACTGCTCACCGCCCATACGTTTAGCGATAGCTTCTAGGCGGCGTTTGATGTCGTGTACTTTTGCAAGGTCGCACACCGTTGTTCCGTAGTAGTCATGGGGAGTTTTGCCATCTATTTTAGACGGGCACCTAGAACAAGGTATTGATGAACATTTCCAGTATTCAGTTATCCTCTTGTCGTAATCATCAATCACATCTTGCAGTGTTTCCCTGTGTTCTGGGCGCTTTACCGCATTCTTGTAGAATTCCGCAGTATCACAACCATCGTTGAACTCTAAAGAAAATATGTATCCGTCTTTGAATTTGATCGCGTCTACTTTCTTGGTTCCTGAAACCATTGTTTCGAACTCGTCACCAACTAAGACAGGCTCACCATCTTCGAACTTAGGCCATTCAGCACCTTCTGGCATTAAACGCTTCTCTAACACGCTTCTCGGCGCATAAATAATCGAACCCATATCCTGATAGTGCTCAATTCCGTATTTATCAAGAAGATTACTAATGGCTTTCTCGTTTTCTTCTTGTCGTTTTTTCGTGGCCTCTAATTGAGCACATTCGATCAAATCAAGGAGTTGTTCGGCGTCTTCTTGATAACTTGTTTCATAAGAATTTGTTGTTGTACCTTCGTATAAGTAATCAAGAACATTAACGCAATCTTTGTTTCTAATGTCATCCCTAAGGCACTTTTTGATTAGTTCAAGCTGCTCTTTATTCATCATGTATTTCCACCTCATATCCTGCATTCCGTAATACCTGTACATCATTGGTTGTATTGGCATACCTAACAGTCATCTTTAGGCACTTGATGTAGTTATTTGACCCTAGTGCTTTCCAGATTGTGGACTTGCACACTCCAAGGCTTTTAGCTGCATACTCAATTCCTGGAAACCAAAGCGCCTGCTTGTCTTTAACCGCAAATAATGGGCGGTTAACCCTGCATCCCCTAAAGTCATAAACGCCACTCCATTTAGATGATTCGACAAACAGGTACGACCCTTTAGGCAACTTAGATTTATGTATCGCATCGATCATTGCGCTTCTGTTGCGTCCGTTTAAATAGGCTGCCTGTTTAATGGTTTCGTACCGTTCTGTAATCTCTCCTGTGGCCTTATGTATACGAAAGCATCTATAAATCGGTGACACTGGAAAACATGGCTTCATGCTTCACCCTCTAACCATTCGGCGATAATGTCCTCGCAACACGTATCTAACTTCACATCGCAAACTGCCCTGCAAGGGCACTTAGCACACGCCATCCCCTTGTAGTCGGCGGTGCTGAAAAACAGGCTCAAGAAGTTTGCAGCAGTCTCAACGTCCGAAAAATACGCTTTCAATCTATTCATCGTCGTACCCCTTACTTAGTGTCGCAATGAACACATTGCTCACACAACGAAACGTTAGTTACTACTCGTCCCATAATTCACCTGGCAATCTAACGCGCTGCCAACCATCCATTTGCAGCGCGTCTTGGTATTTAGTGGCATGTTCGGTTATGAGGTATTCCAAGTGGCCTACCCTATAGAACTGGGTAAAAGCTCCATTTTTGTTTTCTATAACATCTGGAACCCATCGAAAATGGAGTTTGCCATCATGTGCCAAACCATGATGCCCAGTACATCCAGAACCACATAGCGTAATTTCAGGCTTCTTAAGCTTTCTCCCATCAACGTAAAGCTCACCAGCAGAACGTTTAACCATGTGATGTTTGTTAGTGGCTCTTTTGCCACAAATAAAGCACCTATCCGAAATGTAGGATGGTGCTTGCATTAACGGGTGCCATATTTCAGCAAGTGTTGTTTTATCTTGCAATTCTATGATCACTTCCTTTTACTTCGTATGAGCGAAGAGAACTAAGTCTTGAAACAATGGACTTGGCCTTGTTGAGAGCAACTTCATCATTTCCAAGCTGCTTGGAGTAATGGGATATGAATTTATCCCTACGAAGATTCGAGGTAACAACCATGGGAGCCATGTCAAGATCACGTTCGTTAACGATTTCGTAGATGATCTCTACGGTGTCCTTTGTTGCGTTTTCTTGCCCAAGATCATCGAGAATCAAAAGTTTTGCATTTATACACTTCTGAACAATTTCTTCAGCAGAAGTTTCATTTGAGCTGTAAGAATTTCTAATGTCACGCATCAATGACGGAACGTTTACAAACAGCACTTTTTGCTTTTCGCGCAAGGCTCGTTTTCCAATCTCACAAGCAAGGGAAGTTTTACCCCTTCCCTGTTCGCCCCATATGTACAGTCCGTCTGAAATAGCATCGCTGTAGACTGATTGAAGATCGCTATTTTGGCACTTCCCCCAGTAGCGAGGACGAACACCAGCCCGTCTAAGGTCGCGTTCCCAGCGCCTTTGAGCTTCTATGCGTTTCTGATCGTTTTCAGCTCGTTGTGCTGCCTGAATTGCTTCAACCGATCCCTTGCAGGGGCATGGAACAACGCGCTCGACAATTTTCCCGCCGAAAAGCTCTAGCGGCTTAGTTTTAAGTTCTGCACCGCAAAACTCGCAAAACCTAGGCGTACTCTGAGTAGTCATCATGAATCACCTCTGCTTTGCCCTCTCGCTTCTGCCAGGTTACACATGCCGCCGTCCATGACTTCATTGGGTTTCTGCCGACCTTCCACCCCTTCGATTCGTAGAAGGCATAGAACGCTTCGGGGTCGAAAGTGTATCCCTTATCGGAACAATGCTCCCGCACTTGGTCGAGAGTTGGCGGTGTAAACCGCCCCTCTTTCTTATTTGTATTGGTTTGGTTTGTATTGTTTTGGTTTGTATTGGTTTGGCTTTCTGTTTTGTCGGTTTTTTCCGAAACCTCTGGTTTTGCACTTTTAGAAACCTCTGGTTTTTCGTTTTCGGAAACCTCTTGTTTTGCCTTTGGCCTACCACCTTTAGAACCTCTGGTTCTAGCGTTTTTAGAGTTGTCTATATCCTCTTTAAGAGCAATAAACAAAGCCTTCAACATATAAGGAAGTTCAACTTCTTCGCCGAACATGCCGTACATATTTATTGCGTAAATAAGCTCTTTACGATCGTCCTGTCCGAGAGCTGCGCAGACATCGCCAAACTTTTCAAACACCGTAAATGTTTCTGCCATATTAGTAATCAACTGCTTCCTGGCGTGTAATAAAGAAGTGGATACCATGAGAGCATTCGTCCCATCGGTTTTCATCAAATGAATCTGGATAGACCATTTCGCCTACCTTGTATTCAAAGGTTGATTCGTTGTAGCTGCAAAAAGCAATGTCGGTTTCTTCGAACGGCTTGTTATTCAGGGTAGTAATTTCCAATACAAAAGCCTTTGATGCCCTGCATTTTCTACCTGCGGCATTACATCGTTTAGCATCGCCAGGAATTAGCAATTTGACGATAGCTTCGCGAACACCGAATTCGCCTACAAAAGCTCTAACCTTCTTCCAGCCAATAATCTGACCTTCAGGAACAATTACTGTTTGAGCAGTTGCTGAATCATCTATGTCGGCTCCGCGCAGGTTGGCTCCGCGCAGGTTGGCTCCGCGCAGGTTGGCTCCGCGCAGGTCGGCTCCGTACAGGTCGGCTCCGCGCAGGTCGGCTCCGCGCAGGTCGGCTCCGTACAGGTCGGCTCCGTACAGGTTGGCTCCGCGCAGGTCGGCTCCGTACAGGTTGGCTCCGCGCAGGTCGGCTACGTGCAGGTTGGCGCGTTCGCCGCCCTCTTCGTCATAGAGCCATTTTTCATGCAGTTCTAAGATGCTATTGAGTTCTTTTTGTTCCATGATTGATCCTTAGAATGGAATTGCACTGTCATATACCGACGAATCAACCGATTGAGCTTCAACATTTACATGTGATCCGCCTTTAGACATGAACTCAAGCTGATCAACAATCACCTCAATCTTGCTTCGCTTCTGTCCGTCTCGTTCCCACTGAGACCAATGAAGTTTTCCCTCAATAGCGACTTTGCTGCCTTTCGAAATAAACTTAGAAACAGACTGAGCGCGAGAGCCAAACATGACACAATCAATGAAGTTTGGGTAATCCTCCCACTCGCCTGTTTGGTTGTTTTTCCTCTTATCGTTTACCGCAATACCAAACGAAAGAACAGGAGTTCCACCAGCAGTAGAACTAAGTTCAGGATCGCGTGTAAGGTTTCCTGTAAGAAGTACTTTATTGATAGACATTTATTGTCCCCATTCACGTTGTAATTGACTTTCCAATATGCGCATCTCAAGCTTTATTGCATTGATGCGAGACTTAGAGGATTCGTAGAGCACTGAATATGAATCGCGCTCACGAAGCTTTTCAGAAACAAAAGGATCGCCTTTTAAGACAATGCTTATCATTGTCGCAGCCATACCTTCATCTTTAAGTTCGTAAGCGCGTATATGCTTTGCTTTCTGGTATTCGTTTTCGGCGTTTGCCCAATCGATACCTAGTCGTTCACATTCATTTAGTTCGTCTCTTAGTTCCAAAAGCCTGTTAGATATTTCACTCCATAGGTCATTCATTTGCATTCGCTATCTCGCTACGCATCCACGAGAGCTTCTTGAGCCATTCAGGCTCGGGTTTAGTTTGAAGCTCCTCCCAAACAGATTGTTTAAAGGCTTGAGGATTAAGGCCAAATGTTTCAGCGTATACTAAGCAGGTTTCGCCAATTGCCTTTAGTGTTGGTTCAGCGATCTTGTCAACGGGTTTCTTATTTCTAGAAGGCGCTGGCTTAGAGTTAGAGGCCGCTTGCCCATCATCGTCTTCTGCTGTCAATCCGAAAGCAGTTAGTAAGGCATAACGGCGCATGTAAGTTTCATATGAGCCGAGCTTTTGCGGGTCACTTAAATGCTCAAGTTTTCGTTCGTCTAGCGTCTTGTCTTCTCCTGTTGGTGCATACACAACCATAGTTACCAAGCGCCATTCACCGTCTATAAGGCACGAGCCTTGAAGCAAGATAATATCGTGAGCAAAAAGCGCAGGGCGAATAATGCCTAAAACCTGGTCGAGCTGTGCATAACGATATTTAAACTTGCCAACATCTGCTGTAGAGTCACGTTTTGGCTGCTCCATTTCCTTCATGGCTTGCAGCAAGGCTTCATTAAACGACGTTTCTGCCATTATTCCTCCATCAACAATGCAAACGGATTCGTTCCAACAAGTTTTCCTTGCAAGGCATTAAGAACATCATCAGGCTTGCATCCACGCACAGCAGCAGACTTAACACGGGATGGCTCCCATTCCATACAGTCCGCAATTTCCCCTGAATTCGTATGAATAACTGAATTCCCTGCTCGTGAAAATTGCTTTTCCCACCCCTTAATAGGAGTTCGCTCGGTAAGGCCAAGTGACTCAAGATAATCAAGAAAATCAGATTCGTGACCAATCTTAGGAACTGGCTTTGCAGTTGAATAAGACATTCCAACCTCGCCAACCTTAGTGCCGTCAACTAGGATTGCTTTACGATCGGCACCAGTTGTTTCAAAGCTTTCCATAAGCTGATATTTAGCTTCTTGCTTGGCATCATCAAGCTTTGGCTTGATTGTTTTATCAAGAGCGCATAGAAGAGCTAAATTTTCGTCTTTTGTTAGCATGATCTCTCCTAAAACAAAAAAGGATATTCATCGGTTATTTCTACGATTGTTCTTGGGTTTGATTTATTTACTGCATACGACTTAGTAAATGGACTGCATAGCTTCCATTTGTCGTTTTTGATTACTCCTGCTTGTTGCAGAGCATCGAGAATAAATTTTTTTGCAAACGAAACATTGTCTTTGTCAGACCTCATATCTGGCCTGATCCACGTAAACCAAACAGTTACTGATCCAGGAAATTTAGGTGCGTCATCCAGGCAAGACACAATTAAACTCTTAGTCTGTTTCTTCAAATTTGCCGCTGCGTACCTATTGGATCGTTCTAATTTTTCGTATTGGTTAAACGTTGGCAAGGTTCCTGGGATTTCAAACTTATAGAACACTTAACAAAACCCATCTACTTGACTTGAATGATTTTTGAATTTACCCAATAAGGACGGCTCCTTAGATTCGAGTATTCGAGCAAAAGCAGGAGCGCAGGTATTCGGAATAGAAACACGCTTCTCGTTTCTCACCATGTTTACAAGGTAGTTGGCAGATACAACGCCACGCTTAGATAAACGAATTGCGTTTCGCTTCATGTACTCAAATTCATCAGGATGCTTCTCAATCCACTCAATAGCTTTCTTGTAAATCTGTTCGCCTTTAGCACCAAGTCCTGGAAGTTCAGATTGATTGTTTCTTGGTTTTGGCTTATACGCTTCGTCTATCCGCATAGATACCAAACTCCTAGACATACAAACCAACCCCAGATCGCAATAACGAGAGAAGCGGCAATCATTGCGGAAAACTTACGCAAGGTATACTCAACGCCGAAAAGTGTTACAATTTGTTGTGGTTTATGGGCTGCGTGGTATGTACTACGCAGTTCTTTTGTTTTGCGATGCATATTGCTCCACCTCCTCTTTGTCGTATGGAATACGCCATTGCCCGCCTATTCGATATGCTTTTAACTGGTTTGTTCGGCATAAACGTGTGACGCATTGTTCTGTCACGCGATATTCTTTTGCGAATTCTTTTGGCGTTAGAAGTTCTGTAGCCATTAGCTCACCTCCTTATTTGAACTTCATGGGAAATAGCCGCCTGTCGTAGTAACGTCCACCAAACGAAGCAAAAGCACGAATATCCGAAATAAAGGAGAAAGGTTGTTTGACAGCTATTCCCCATGAAACTCAAAAAGAAATACCAGGCAAAAGCTTCATGGCGTTCACCGCATGTCATGGCGCGCGCTATCGCTATTACGTAATTTTTAAAATGCGCTCGTGCGTTATCGTTCCCGCTAATGCAATTTGCCTGGTTATGCATTTATCAAAGTGCGCTAGTCGGGGTAAAACTGTTGGGATCAGAATTACCCCGTAAATCATGGCTGCCTCGTCATGAACCTAGCTTTGGCATTAGCTGCCATTGAGAGAGAAGCAATGAACCACTTATATATCTCGGAAATAAAAACCTCTCGCTTCTCCCTCGATGGCACCTAACGGTGTAGGTGCTTGGAGTGTTGTCCTTTAAGAAATGGTTTTGGGGCTGCGTTAGCGTTAGTTTAACTAGCACTTCTGCCGAAAAAAATATGCTCATAACTACGGCTTAAAATTTCGCAGATACGTTTAGCCTGAAGAACGCTTGCTCTAGTTGGATCGCTTTCAATGTTTGAGTACGTTTGACGAGATACTCCAAGCTCAGATGCCATATATTCCTGAGTAAAACCAGCATCTTCACGGGCTTCCTTCAAGGTTTCATATGTTCTCAAGTGATTACACCTCCCTGCTCTTTGTTGATGATTATATGCTAGTTAAACTAGCATTGCATGTCAAGTTTTCTTTTCATAAAATGTAAGATAAATTAGCGGAGGTTAATATGGGTATCCGAGAGAACATAATTAAACTTAGAAAAATATTTAATGTAACTCAAGCAGAACTAGCTGAAATAGCTGGTGTTTCGCGCGGAGCGGTATCCCAATGGGAGGGTGGATTTTCTGAGCCACGCATGGGCGCTATTGAACGTATGGCTGCATGTTATGGGCTAAGCAAAATGAATATCATTGAAGATGGCGGTATGGACTTAATCGATCCCATTACAAAGAAGCCATTTAACAAACCACAAAACGCTATCCCTATTTCAGAACCAAAGAAAGCTTATTTACCCTTACTTGGTCGAGTGCATGCGGGAGACGCGCAAGAACCTGATGTAATAGATTCTCATATTCCAGTACCTTATGAGGTGTGGGAACATCACAAAAATGGATACCTGTTAGAGGTTGAAGGAACTTGCATGAATAAGGTTTATCCAGAAGGTTGCCACGTTCTAATAGACCCTATCAAGATGCCAACAAATGGCTCCATAGCCGTTGTAAAGATGAATGAAGAAAACTACGTTATGCGTCGTATGTTCCGTGGTGCAAACACATTGGTACTAAGCCCTGAATCGTTTGACGAAGGATACGAGGATATTGTTATTACAAGCCATGATGATATAAGTGTTGAGCTAGTCGGAACTGTTGTCTGGTATCAACCAAAAGAGGAAATGGAGTAAACCATGAAAAAGAAACTATTGTTGACAGCTTTAGTTGCTGTAATGGCTTTTACTTTGTGTGGTTGCTCATCTCAATCAGAAAACGACTCCAACGAAACAACCAATATAGACAACGGTCAGAAAATAGATACAAGTAATATTAATTATGACTACAAACTAGATACGAATGCTTCTTATCAGGGCGTATCTCTTATGGTTGATAAAAACTGGATTATTAATTCGCCTCAGCCATACAATTATTACGTTAAACCAGATGATCAAAACACGCATTTTTCTATTCAGACTGTTAAATACGGACAGACCAAAACACTTAATGAAGCTTGGAGTGAATTCACAACAGGTAGTCAAGAACCAGAAACTATTTCCGAGTGGTCAGAAGATGGAATAGATTACCAAATTGGGATAGTTGACGATAATAAAAATGACGAATTTGCATATTGGTTGCTGTCTGGGTTTGATAACTCAAACGACAAAGGATTTTTGTTATGGCTAACCCCTAACAGTGACTACTGGAATAAAGAACAATCAGAGAAGCTATTTTATGATGTTGTCGATACAGTTTCTTACGATTCTTCAAAAACAACCATTGACTGTAATGAAGAATTCAAGAAACAAAACGAAGATAAAGATGAATCAAATAAAACTGACAAAAATCCAGGTTCGAGCAAAGATAATCCCGTTAAATTTACCTATGATTGGTATAAAGGGAACAACCTTAATAGAGACGGGAAATGGACTGTTGCGGCATGCATGATTACTGATTCGTTTCAAGATTCTGGAGAAAGATACTTAGTCGCAACACTGGCAAATGACGATGCAACTCTATCCGATATAGAAATATTAGTGCCTCCATCAGAAGATGGCATAACTGATGATATTGAAGTTGGAGACGTTATTGTTTTACTTGGAACTACAGACGAAATGATGAAGGTGTCTATTGGAAATAATGATTTAGGGTTTATACCAACTATTAATCCAGTAGAGATAGAAGTAGCACCATAGCATTAAAGATAGAACCCCGCCTTACCCACTTCACTTTCCATAGACGGGGTTCAAAGCACCAATCGAAAATCGATCAGTAGGTGAATTTTATCATGAAAACTCATGGTCAAGGTTCTATTGTCAAATTAGAAAACAAAGAAAAGCGCCGCTGTCGTAAATGGCAATTGCGCGTGAGTGTTGGTCGCGATAAATCTCAATCAGGTAAGTACGTAACTAAAACAAGGCGATTTGCTGGAACATACACAGAAGCACAAAAAGCTTTGAGTGAGTTTATTAGCGAACTAGAGCGAAAAGAATACTCTTTTTCTGACTATACAACTGTAAAAAACTACATAGAAATGTGGGAAGAACGCCGTAAGACACAAGGTTTATCGTCGCGTACGCTCGAAAGTGAAAGCTATAAACTAAAAAATGTGGCGCTTAATATAGGTAACTTGTATTTAAAAGACTTACGACCCGATCATATAGAAAAGCTTTATTACGACTTGGCAAATGGTAGCAGCGTTTCTGGTAGGTGTTTAAAGCCAAAAACAATACATGACATACATAAATCGCTTATTACCATGTTAAAAGCTGCTGATTACGACGGATTGATTGATCGTAAGTTATTACACGGTATTAAAGCTCCTAAGCAAACCGAATCCCTAAAGATCGCTTTGAACTCAGAGCAAATAACAGAGTTTATAAATAAGCTTGA